AGGGAGACGAGCTTGAGGGAGGAGGCGAAAAACAAAGATATAAGACTAAATAGTTTATTCGAATACATTTCGCCGGAAAAACTTGAGTTCGATTATAAAGAATGTATGTTATTATTAAATATAATAAATTTAAATGGGAAGACTAATCGATATTGGGTTCTTCAACAAGGATGGGTGCAAAATCCAGAAGTAGTTCAGCCGTTTCCATGTTTTTTATTTGAAGATGTGGATGATCCGTCCAATTTAATAGAGGTGTATTTTAGAGACATAACAACAAAACCAAACAATACGCAATATTACGAATGGTATAGTGATGATAAGTCCATAAAGATTGAAATATTATTTGACTGGGCTAAATACAATACTCTTTTTTCAACTTATTACCCGGGTAATAGAAAACGAATAATTGTAACATCAAAACCCATTGATTACAATACAGTACAAAATCCAATAGAAATAAAATTTAATTCTACCAGTACATATCATTTGCCAGAGTATAAAATTAACCGGTGTATTAAACATCTTAGTATTTGTGATTTTGATACTACAAATGATATTGAAGAATGGTCACTACTTCGTGCGGGATTTTTAACAAATAATTCTTCTAATCAAATAGTGTTTTATTTCTTAAGAAAGAAAGATAATAAACAAATAAGTTATAATTCTGAAAAATTAGAAAGTATACCAACTGGAACTTGCTTTTATGAATTTTATTTAAATTCCACTCATGTTAAAATACTATTTGATTGGGATAAATACACAGAGTATTTCACCAATCGTTATGCACCATTAAATGATGATAAATTATATATTACCGCATACAAAGGAAACAAGAATCAAATAACAAGTAAAGGATTTTTGAATTCGTCTGTCGTGACTGAAAATAACATTAATATAGCAAAATGCTATTACAATTTAAGATTGTATGAGTATAAATACAGTGGGGAAACTTATGAATTGCGACAACAAGGTTGGGCTGATTCTATCGGATATCCTGTTTTCTATTATATAAAAGAAGGGGCGCCGTTAGAAGATATACAAATGTTTAATGAAATCGATGTAACACAAAGACCTAGCGGTATATTGCATTACGTATTGGATAACAAAAATATTCGAGTAGAATTTGATTTTGATTGGGATTCTTTTTTTAAATATTTTCCAAATGATATTTACAGATATTCTGAAAAAAATGCGATTAAAATAAATCCTATTGAGTTTGAATATGCTAGAAAAACCGATTTGATACTTCCTTATATTGAGGACGTTTCATTAGGTCAAGAAGATTCTGGGTTGGCAATATATGAATACTTTAGATCATTTTACGTCATCTTCAATAAGCCTGTTGAACACAATTCTATTTTAAATAAGTTGAAAATTGGAGTAAATAGAAACTATTGGACAACAGAACCCGAAAAAGTCAAAATAAACATTGTCGTTGGTCAATTTGATCAAAGGCAAACCTTAGTTAATCCTCGGATATACACTTTTAATTTTAAAGAATTGTCTCCAAATTATATTAACGACAATGAAACTGAATTTGATTTTTATGATAAAAATGTCGTAATAAATAAAGGGGAAATAGTTGGTATTAGATCTGGCAATACAGCAGCGGGTGATGATTTTATATTTTTGGTTAGTAGATCTGAAAAATACAGCGATTATGTGTACGAAAGTAGTACAATAGATGGTGTATTTGTTGCCACAAACCAATTTACTACATTTCAATACAGTGTAGTAGAATTTGATACAAATCTTGCAACTCAAGCTTCCGTGGAAGCTCTACAAACATCTGTTAATGTACTTATAAATAATGAAGCAAAATCATCAAATATTTTAACAGATACAGTTACAGGTGAAAAATACAAAATACAAGTAGCGAATGGTGAATTAACACTAAAATCGTTAAAATACAAACGAATTTTGTTAATTGGGACTTCGCAAACACATCATGACCCATCAGAATCTGTAGGATGGTATGTGAATAGAGCTATGGCCGGCAGTATTGATAATAATGTGTTGCCCTCATACTTATTAAGAGGAATACAAAAAACATCCCCAGATGCAACCATTTCTATAATGAATGATTATTCTTGGCAAAGGAATTATGTAAACTTTGATTACTCTGTATTTGATAGTACCATTGAGAGTGTTAATCCTGATATTATATTTTTAGTGACAGCTGGTAATAGTACCTATTCTGAAGAATTAGAACCTTCTGCCGAAGAATATTTGGATTACTTAAAGAGTAAAGCTCCCGGTGCAGATATCTACACTTTGGTTGGTTGGTATGGACAACAAAAAGCAAATGCCATTACTGAAGCTAGTCTTAAAAAAGGCGCAATTCCTGTTAATGTGTCAGCGAATTATAATTCATTGAACACTTGGTTGGTGGGAGATTACTATTATGGAAACAATACATACTATCCAATAGTTAATGAGGGTGTAGCGACACATCCGAATGACATGGGTCACATGTTAAATGCAAATCAGTTACTGAATGCGTGTTATGCCGATAATAATGAATCTGAAATATATAATATTACTATTAATATTACAGGAGCAGGGAAGATAACAACCCCGAATAATAGATGGGTAAAAGAAGGTATAGTAACATTAAGAGTTGTATCAGGAACTATCTCTGAGATTACAGGTCAAACAAAAAATGGTAGTACAGTTAGTTTAGTAAGTAGGACTAATGATGTGAATTCAAATTGGTCAAATTATTACACATTCATAATGCCCAATGAGGATGTTATAATTAATTGTGTTTTCAAATAACAAAATAATATATAATGTACCGCTATATCTCCCACATATCCGACCTAGCGAACTGGTTAAAGTCCATCGCCATAGCCGCCGTTGTTACGACGATGGACTTCGTTTCGCCGATCGAGAATTTCTTGGTGGTGATCCTGTCGCTGGCCTTCATCGATACGTTCTGGGGGTTGGCTGCGGATCACGGGGATTTCCGGAAGAGCAAGTTCATCCGTAGCTGGGTGTACATGCTAGTCTATTTCCTGATCATAATCATCTCGTTCTGGATAGGCGTGATGATGGATATATCGGAGGATAACGCCAAGGCTTTCGTGTCTTGGATCACGTGGGCGATGATATGGTTTTACGGGACCAATGTCTTGAAGAACATAGGCAAGGTATTCCCGGATAACAAGGTGATAGCCTTCTTGTATTGGGTTGCCGCCGTGAAATTTATCAGCAAGGTCAATTTCTTGGATGAGTATAACAAGACAAAGAATAAAAAAGGCTCCCCAGATCCAAAAGGATAGGGGAGCTGGTGTGAAATCATCGCTGACCATATTTCTCAATAGGGCAGGAGATAAGTAATAAAGTACACAAATGTAATAAAGAAATAACAATGGCAGAGAAAAAATTACCTAGAGGGTTGAGAAACGCAAACCCGGGAAACATCCGGATCAACGGAGACTTGTTCCAAGGCGAGATACGTCCGAGCAGGGACAAGTCGTTTAAGCAGTTCGAGACGATGGCCTATGGATACAGGGCGGTATTCCGTATCCTATCTAATTATCGCAAGAACTACGGACTGGATACGATCCGCAAAATGATAGGTCGCTGGGCGCCGGAAAACGAGAACGATACGGACGCTTACATTAAGGCCGTATCCGATTACGCCGGTATCCCGGCTGATGATCCTATCAACATCAACGATCGTGAGCAGATGATCCGGATCGTGGCCGGGATGAGCAAGGTTGAGAATGGGAGAGAGGCTGAAATGTCGGACGTTATAGCTGGATGGAATTTACTTTAACAATAACAAGACCTAATGCTGTAGAGGTAAGCGTAAAATAAGATGAAAAAATATATTGGAACAAAACAGATTGAAGCAGAACCTATGACAATGGGCGAAGCTTTTGAGAAAGGATTGCTTAAAGCGGGAAGAGTACCTAACGAAAGCGAGAAGTCAAATGCTGGCTATCATGTGAAGTATCAAGACGGTTACGAGTCATGGAGTCCAGCAGGGCCATTCGAGAAGGCTTATAAGGTCTGTGAGACGTTTACGGATCGTCTCCAAATAGAATTGTCCGAATTATCCGATAAGCAAGAAAAGCTAGGTAAGTTTTTTGGTACGGATATGTTCAAAGGATTGTCAACGCAAAAGCAAGTATTGCTACGTGCACAATTCGGAGCGATGGAAGCTTATAGGCAAATCCTTATTGAGCGCATCCGTATTGAGGAAATCGCAAAATGAAACCGTGGCATATCATATTAATACTAGTGTGCTTGGTAGCCAGTTTCACGGCTGGCTACCATATCCGGGGGGATGTGACTGATAAAGTCGTGTCTAAATCTGATACCGTATTAATAACCGACACGATCCATGACAGTATCCCGTATCCTGTTTACGAGACATTGGTGCGGACGATACCAGAGCCTTTTCCTGTCTACATTACATTAGACGGTGACACGATTAAGGAACCTATATATGTCCCGGTGCCGATAACTCAAAAGGAGTACAAGACGGATGATTACCGGCTGTCAATATCCGGCTATAAGCCTAATCTTGATTACATCGAGGTTTATAGAAGGACTGAGTATATAACCAAGACGATCACCCCCCGTAGATGGGGAATAGGTGTTATTGCCGGTTATGGGATCGGGAAACATGGACTATCACCTTACGTTGGATTGGGTGGATTCTGCAGGATTTGGTGAGGCCTCCATGACTCACGTCCGGGAAGCCCCTATTAACTAGTAATAATAATTCGTCATATGAATAACAAGGGTTGACGTTTTTTTGTTCATGTTTAATTTAATATTAGTTTGATGGTGACTTCGTGAGAACGAGCCGGAAAGGGAAGATGAAGAAAAAAGAATCTTCCCTAAATAATCGGATCGGAAGTTTGATTATTTTTTCATGCCACGCACGACGGGAAGATTCTTATATGTCTTTCTGCCGTGCATTTTTTGTGCCCGGCTTTGATAGTAAAACAAACCACGAAATAAAAAGTTTATGAATAAGGTGGAAATTTTTTACAAAAAAGTGATAGAGACAGTCTGCAAGGAGTGCGGGACCGATCCGGTAATGATGTTTAGCAACAACAAGGAGAGGAGCGTTGACGCTAGGGGAGTGGCTATAACCATACTGGCCGATCGCAAGTTGAGCGACAATATCATATCCGATCTGACTGGAATGACGAGGCAAGCCGTCAACCGGATGCGTAACTTGTACCCGGACAGGATAAGGAGGAGTTATTTCCTGAGAGGAGTATTAGAAAGCGTGAAGGAAAAATTAGCTATAGAAAATCCTCTATATTCGTGAACTTTTTTGATCTTAAAATAGTTGTATATACGAAATAGTGGAAAAATAGTTATCGTTTTGTTTGGAGATAGTAGAATTATAGTTACCTTTGCCCCTATCAAACCTTCGTTGTTTGTTATCTTTTTTTATAATTAAAAAAGAAAGGAGGCCAAATGGTAATGAGAGTCAAGGATGTTATATCCTTACTTGAAGAAAACGGATGGCGTTTTGTCCGGATGCGTGGAGATCATAGGATTTACTATAGGAAAGGAGCCAGAAGACCCATAGTAATTCCGGGTAATCTCAACGATGATCTAAAGGAAGGGACGTTGAATTCCGTTTTAAGGGAGGCAGGACTTAAATAGTCCTGCTGATGCCGCCTCCAGAAAACTTTTGAATTAATACATGAAAAACATAAGAAGAAAAAAAGACAAAAATGTATGCACACACTAAGAGTTATCATTGAACGGGCCGACAATAATTACTCGGCTTATATTGATGGTTTGGATGGTATAATAGCTACCGGTAAAACTATTGATGAGATAAAAATGGGTATGATAGAATCTATTGATACCTTTGTTTCGGAATGTGAGGAGCTAGGCTGTGATATTCCGGAAGAGTTGCAAGGTGATTACGAGTTGGTGTTTAAAATGGATGTACGGTCATTGTTGGAGTTTTATTCTGGCATATTTTCAAAGGCTGGTTTAGAACGTATTACAGGGATAAATCAAAAACAACTATGGCATTATGCTTCTGGAGGGAGAAATCCTAGACCCGAACAAAGCTTAAAATTGGAAAAAGCCTTGCATAAATTAGGAGAAGAGCTCCTTTCCATATCATTATAAAGCCTCCCTTAAAAGGTAAAAGCGTCGTCAACACAAATTGGCGGCGCTTTTTTGTCTCATTCCCTTCCGCAAAGAACTAGCAACAACCTCGCAACAAGCTAGCAAGGAGATATTTATTTAGCAA